CAGTTGGGTGGAATGGCATCGTAACCTACTGGATAAATACTCAATAGTACCATTTCGGTATGCAATCACATCATGGTTGCATCATATCATTCGTCTGGAGCAATGAAATGTCAGATATCACAGCTAATGTCGTAGTCGGGATGCCGTCCCAACTTTTCACTGCATCGCGTTCTTTTAAAGCGCTCGCTAACGGGCGTATTTACATCGGAAAGATAGACAAAGACCCAACAATTCCGGCCAACCAAATCCCGGTTTACATTGAAAATGAAGATGGCTCGCTTGTTCAGATACCGCAGCCGCTAATTATCAATGCTGCCGGGTTTCCAGTTTATGGCGGGCAAATTGTTAAGGTTGTGACCGAGCAGGGTCACAGCATGGCTGTGTTTGACGCATATGGATCGCAGGAATTTTATTTCCCAAATGTACTGAAGTATGAGCCTGACCAGTTTAAATATGTTCTTCAGAATGGAGATGGCTCACTCGTCGGTGTATCACCAAATGGCACTCTAAAGGATGCCCTTGTAAATGTCACGGCTGAGCAGTTCAATGCTAAGGGGGACGGCGTTAGCAATGACACAGCGGCAATACAGACGGCTATTGATTACGTCTACGCACAAGGTGGCGGCATTGTTAAGCTCAGGGCTAAAACGTACCGTGCTGCTAATCTGCTGCTGAAACCGCGAGTCGTTATTGAGGGTGTAACGCTCGAAACTACAATGATTAAAGCGCCGGACAACTGGACTGGTAATGCAGTGATTATGGGGCAGGGTTATCTCACGTACAAGACGGATAGTGCCAGCCAGATCGTGCCAGGCTGCTTCAGTTCCGGAGTTAAGAATCTGACCATCCACGGCAATAAATCAAAATTCTCAGGGACTCCTGCGAAGGATGTTGGTTGTGGTCTTTTGCTTGCTGGTGAGAACATGCACCTCGAGAACATTAAGATTATCTATGTTCCAAGCGTCGGCCTTGTAACGCTGAACTGGGGTGGAAACCGTAGCCTGTACCAGGCCGCTGACCCAGATCGTGGGTGGGGGCATATCGGCACGCATCGGAAGATTCGTATCCAGTTCTGTGGCAACGATTGCTGGCACTGCGAGAGTCAGGACTACTACCTCGAAGACATCGAAATTGTTGGAGCCGGGGATGGGTATGTGTCTACAGATGACGTGCGTTCATTCTGGGCACCGAATGAACGAGTCGCCAACTTCAGAGCCTGGCGAGGTGTGAGCCTTGAACTCTTCCACAGCTATGGCAACTACAACGGCTACGGTGCCGTATTTGGCTCTGATGCGAATATTTTTACTATCCGAGTTCAGTACGGCCAAATGATTGTTGAAAGCTGCTTGATCGGTGCGTGGTTCAGGAAAAGTAGCTACGTCTTGGGGTCAAGGCTCGACGCGCATCAGAATAGTCAACATCTTCCCGTCCCGTTGCATGCCATGAGTACATATCCTCCCGCTATTATTATTGAAAGCAGCACGAATAGCGGCAAGATAAGTGATTTCGGAACCATCCATAGCTTGCAGTCTGAGAAGACAACTAATAAAGACTATGCTAGCTGGGCTATCTACCTCGGCGGGCAGTTCAATACCGTGAACGTCCAGCACGTACGGAGCCCGACTGTTGCAGATAACCTCCCGGGGTCTGGCGTCTTAATCGAAGGCGATCACAACCACTTAACAGGTAGTATCCGTGGCTGCTTCGGGACAGACAGCAACGGTTATATCGGCACGGCATTGGCTGTGAACGGCGGTTTCAACCACACTGTTGATGTACGTATCGGGTACTCAGCACGCGGATTCTGGAGAACGGCTGGTCAGTTAAGAGGTCGCATATTCAACGAGGGTGGACTGGGTACCTGGGTGTCCGGCTTCGACGGCGCAACAGATGCAGGGTCGAGAGCTGCGTTGGAGTTGACGAGTAGCTCTGGTGGTAACCGGATGGTAGTGAAATCTGGGGCCGGTACAGTCTCAGCGTCTAGTACCTCCGACCAGAAGATAACGATATCTGGTTTAAGCCTGCCGTATGTGCCCGGAGCTGGAGAAGTTAATCCATACCTCAGCATTGATGCATATAACGGAAGCTCAGTATATCCAAGACTGGCGTCTGTGAATTATGTTGCTACAGAAAGCACAACTTCATCATTGGTATTTGTAGTAAGACTTCAAAATTCAGATAGCCCAATGCAGCTGTCGATTGCAGCTAAGCTCAACTGA